CTGCGAGCCATAGCAGGACATTTAACGCCAGTTCTGATATTGTAAATATTATCATTTACGCTCCTTTTTTTAGTTTTTGACCACCAGTGGTCAGTTTATACTCTTTATTTACCATTTCTCCTTCGCCTTTATGGTAAGGAGCAACCCATTTGATACATCTTATCATTTTCTTGCCCATATCATCGTATTTTTCTTCACGGTGCATATAAACAGGTATTGCAGCTATTTTTGCCTCATCTTTATACCAAAATGAGTGCCAATGACCACGAACAGTAGTCTTGAACATCAGCTTTTTACCATTGCCTTTTTTATTTGAAGAATTTCCATTTTTATTGACGGAGCCACCTATAAAGTTGGTCCTAGTTCCAAGAACATTATAATCCATCTGGGTTTCTTCTCTTTCTAGGTATTTCTTGGCTCTATTTTTGTCAATTTGTTTCTTTTCTGTTTTAACCAACACAGAATCTCTATTGACAGATGTCATATAGAGCAAAACTTGAACAACGGTATTAGAGAAATGAGCCATTACACCTTCTTCAACATGGTCAATTCTTTTATCTTGCTTTTTCATGGTTTCAATTGCTTCTAGTATCCCAATCATCATATCATTACCTTTAGGAATTACCAATTCCCAATAAGTATTAACTGGGTCAAGATTATGAATGAACTCTTTATTCTTTTTTGTCTGCCTAACAACCATATTGATTCTTAATATTGTATCTCCATTGTCAATAGTATCAAGATTCACAAATGCTCCTTCGTAATCATATGTTTCATCAAATGTTTTTGAAGGTATGTATCCTGCTCCCATCTTAGTATGAGAACTAGTTATTATACACCCAGGCTCAAACATTAGATAAAATGACCTAAATGGTGATTTCAAATAGTCTGTTGTTGTAGGAAAATCAGTATTACTTAATGCCATCAACAAATCTCTTGAAATAAGAACTGTATTATTCATTTCTTGACGATACATATGGAAATGATAGAGCAATCTTGACCATTTATTTACATAGTTTGTTGTGGCTATAATCATTTCATCTTTAATTTGCTTGATTTCATCACAATCTGCGTTAAGATTATGTTCTTTCATTATATGTACTATATTTTCTGAGTATGACTTTGCATTAAAGTGTGCCAATCCTTGTAACAGGACTCTAACAATCTCATTTTCAGTAAATGCCTTTGGTAAGAATCTTGTATCCACAAGTATTTTTTCATATGAACCCATTAGTTCTATTTTAAACGAATTCCCATCTCTTTTATGAAGATTCCAATCATATCTTGATTGTATTTCGTTTAATCCTTGAACTATTTGGCGAAATGAAGAAAATTCAGCTTGTCGCATAAATTTCTCATAGCAATTCATTCTTGGTGTGCTAATCATCAATCCACTCCCATTTTGGTGCAGGTGCAACATCATTTAGGTTTGTAGTTTCTGAAATAATGTATGGTTTCATTTCTGACATCGAAATAGTGCCAAATTCTTGTGCGACACCTATTGCATAAGCATATTGAACATCACTATTCTCTGGAAATTCCATTTCTGGGTCATCTACGATGTAATATTCCCAAAAATTCTGTAAAATGATGTGTTTTGTTACTTTTACAACAGTTTTACCATCTTTTCTTTGCATTTTTCTTGATTTTATCATCTTAAATCCTCCATTTGATAGAATTCCCAGTCTTCGATGTAGTTATTTCGTCTATTTTCCAGGTTTACACATTGATTGCAGTCGCAATTGACAATAAATGCACCATCTTCACTCGCATCAACATCCCAACCTTGACATAATTGTTTATCAATGCCACTTACGTCATAATTGCGAGTCATCATGCCAGTTTCTTTGTCTCTGACCTCTTTAAATGGTATTTTTACTGTTACGTAATCAGTTTCTTTCATTTTATCCTCCTCTTTTAGCTTTTTTTCGTTTTTTACGAGCAATTTGAGCAGGAGTACGACCATTTTGCTTTAACTCTTCGTTCTTTTTACGTCTTTGTATCTTATTTGCTTTGGTGCTTCTCACAGTACACCTCCGTTCCATACTTTATAGTTGTTGTGGGTTACTTTTAGTGGTAAACCATTAGGAAGAGTGAAATGAACATATCTTTTACCAACTCTTTTAGTTTTGAGTATTTCTTGGTTATCAAAGATGGTTCTCATTATGTAATATGATTTAGCCATTTAATTCCTCCCATCTTTTAGATACTTGGAGGTCATAACAATCAAGGCAAATGTCTAGTGTGAACATTTGATTCTGATGCTTGTAATTACTGCACTCGGCACAATGAACTCGTGTTGCCTGTTCCAATTGCAGTCTTTTGATGTTTTGGTTTGCTTTGTATTCGTCTACGAGATCATAGGCGACAGGCATTAACATCATACCAGTCATCATTCCTATGATAGCATAGAGTAGATAGGATTCTATCATTTTATTGCTCCTTTATTAAGGTTATGTGAAAATCTGTTGCTTGAAACTGTTTATAGACTATATCTCAAAGTCTTGAGTAAGAAATGCGAATATATTTCTTTAAATGGCTTATCGCTACCAACCTCTAAAGTTCTGGGCAAACATTTAGTGTGATTGTTTTCGTTATGTGTTAATATTTTGAAGACAACTAAACAAGTGTCTACCCATTTATTTGGCTGAGAGGCGTTTTGGAGAATTGGTAGGCTAATTAAATCGTTATAGCTCTCCAGTACCAGAGGTTGACCAATGCAACACACCATGTCTATTTACGCCACCGACTCGTTTTAATCTCAGCCATTACTATCAAGTGTCCAACCTTGATTTAAATATTGTTGTGCTTTCTTATATTTCAGCACTTGAACTGCATCGCCTTTCTTTAATGTTACAAGGCTATTGCGACCAATCTTTTTCTCGGCTTTTATTGGTTGTTTCAAATTGGCGAGGTATTCATAATATTTTCCCCAACCACCAAGTTTTCGTATAAACTCGCCACTATGTTTCTTGTTTGAGTTATTAATCAATGTAATAACCTGGCATCATCGCCACCTTCTTCTTTAAAGTCGATGGTAGTATCACGTTTATTCCAACCATATATTTCTTCCATAACTTTCCAATACAAATAGCTTGGCACACATTGGTCGTTATAATCGTCTTCTTCTAGTTGGTCTGCGTTGGCAACACAGTAATCCAATAGCTTTTTATATCTAGGTGATTCTGTTTCAAACATTTCATCTGATATTTCAAACCAATTCATATCTTGCGGGTTTTTATATGCCATTTATAACTCCTTGTACATTTATATAAAGTTTTGCGAATTCGATTAGGATGTAGATGAACCATACATACCAAAATTTCTTAGCGATGAGGATGAGCGTTGAGATGGTATAGGCGATGCTCCAAACGATTGACATACCTAGATGATAAAAGATATTGACTATCATATTTGCATAAGAATTTGTCATAATACACTCCAATTTGTGCCACCTCCTAAGCCTCGATGCGGTGAAGCCTAGAAGGTGACTGTTTAACTAATGTTTAACTATAATAGAGACAATGTTATCCTCGTGTGTTGGAACAAGTCGTGTTGACCTTGCTCCTAGAGGGTTAGTCTGCTATGAGTTCAAACTCCCCTGACATCACATCAAGCTTTGCTTTGCGAGTCCAACCATCAGCCAGTACATCTTGCATTGATGCGTGATTGTAGTAGTCATCAAGTGCTATGTAGTGGAAGTTGTAGGTTGCCTGCTCTGCCATCACTGCTTTGTCAACGATGTAGTTGCCCTCTTCATCTCTGTTGTATCTAGGTGAGACGATAGCCATACGAGGTCCAGATTTACAGTCCTTCTCTACCTCTTTGACTTTCTTTCCTGGCAATACATAGCCAAAGTTTCCGTCTTTCCACTTGGTTAGACTGGTTATTTTGATGTTCTTTGAGTCTGTCATCTTATTCTCCTTTTTATGTTTAAATGACGATTAACGAATTCGGTTTTTTCGAAACCAAACCAAAGGGGGTACATTTCAATTCTAGGTCACATATCAAAATGTCACTATTTTTGAAAGTTGGGTTGGTCGAGGCGCACAGGTAGTGCAATAATAAAGGGTAGAAGTGTCCAAGTTCTTAGTCCGTTGCTTATTTTTTTTAAAAAAAATCCTTGAGAACTCGCAAGAAAGATAATTTATCTTGCGCTCAAGGACGCGCTCAAGCTAATGGTTTAGAAGGTAAAAGTCAAGACAATTCTTTTTTGCACACTCGCTAACTTTTATTTTGTAGCTTTTAATATGAAAAAATACTCCCTAACTATTATTTATGATGAAGATAAGGAAGAAATCTCTTCTGTAAAGCAACAAATAGTAGATTTAGATCCAAACGATACCGCTCCACAATCTATACAAGTCGCAATGAATGCTAGGTTTGCAGACCAACTTCCAAAGTTGAGTCAAGAAACTGTTAATGACTTGTTAGGTTCAGCCGATAGGGCAGGCGGGCAAATGGGAGATGCGTGAATACGTTGTTAAGGGTCAAAAGAATTACGTTTACGAGTATGTAGACGAAATACCAGTAGGATTACCTATTAGCTCTGACTGGCGAAGTTCAGGAATCGGAGAATGGGTTACTGCTGACGATGGATGTGTCATACAGATACTGCGTGCAGGAGAAATGTTGCATCGCAAGAAAAAAGTACGTTATGTAGGCACGTGTACGGGAACATTTATTTGTTCCGCAAATACAAAAATGGACACCGATAGAAGAAAAAACATTTATTCTTTTGGTGGACACCGCAATCATCTCGATTCAGTTAAGGAACGTAAGAACCTTACTGCCCAAGAAGCCTTGTTTGCAAAATACTTGGCGAATGGGTTATCTCCACAAGAAGCGTATTTAAAAGCATTTAACTCGTCCAATCGGAAATACGCTAAAGTAAAGAGTGGTATTTTAATTAAACAGGAGAGAATCGTGTCTGCAGTTAAAGAAGAACTAGACCAGGTACTCAAAGAAGCTGGCATTGACCTTAAATACTTAATCGAGGGTGTTAAGGCTGAAGCTGATGGCGCAGATCGGACAGTTGACCGACTAAAAGCGTTTAATATGCTATGGGATGCGGCTGAAGTAGTACCTAAGAACAAAGTAACTCAGCTAACAGGTGCAGTATTTCAGGGGTTTGACACAGAACAATTAGAATCCGCTAAAAGACCAGAATTAAAATCAATTGACGACTAGGTCGTCTTAAAATTTTTTTTGTCGCAAAGCGACAGCCGAGGGTACGATGGATTTTTTAGCAATATATGGCGAAGCAGGGATGATTGGCGTGGTAGGCGTTATGTTTGTCTACCTTGTTATGTCTTTATCAAAAAAGAGCGAAGCTCAACAAGAGGCATTGGAACGTCTAAAGGTTGAGAACCGAGGGCAATCTGAGACCCTTGAGAATATGGAAGGGATGATAATCAAGTTAATAGGCAGATGGAATCAGTCTGATGACAAGCTTGATAGGAAATTCGATGCACTTACAAAAGAAATTAACGACTTAGATAATCAGGTGTCTCGCATAGATGGGTCACTTTCACGGATAAATGGGAAGCATTAGGCTCATTTTATTACTATTTGGAATATTCGCTATTCTTAGTTGCTCCCCTACAGGATGGACCATTGGAGGTTATGAACTATCTCCATCTGATACATTAATATCTGCAAATTTTGTAATTATTACTTGTGTAGACAGTTTAGAGCATTGGTATAAAGAAATCGTAGATGAAAGCGATAACTGGTGTTTTTTGCATACTGAATGGGAATACGTGAGGAAACAGTGAGTGGCAAACACAAACCAGATACCGCTAGAAGTTATCGCACTGCTATTCTTGATGATAACGCCATTGTTAGCATTAATCTTAAATGGTTGGGTCAAATTTGTATTCTCGTTGCCTGTCTTGTCTATGGATATTGGCAAATTGAAACAAGGATTAGAGACCTTGAGGACAACATTCTTGTCGCTAATGAACAAATTGCAGACTTACTTAACAAACACATTGTTGAAGAAAAAGCACAACGAGAAGAGTTAGCAGAAAAAGTAGCCTTCTATGAAAAAGAATTCAACATTAATCCTCTTTCTTGGGGTAAAAGGAAAAAGAAAAAGTGACGATTTATCAAAAAATTATTGATTTTATAATCGGTAATAAAGAGGTCAAAAAAATAGACCTAAAAAAGAAAACTGTAACTGTCAAAAAAAAGAGAGGTAAATAATGCCATACGGACCTGGTACATATGGAAAGAAAAAAGGTAGACCACCATCAAAAAAGAAGAAGAGAAAAAAGAAAAAGAAAAAGTAGTGCCAATACCCAACCATTGTATTGAGTGCGATAAACCTTTGACTAATCCAGATAGTTGGATGTGCGAAAGTTGTCAAAAAAAAGAAGATACGTTTACTTACAATGAACATAAATAAACAGAACGTTAGTAAAGCTGAAGAAATATTTGAATTAGCTAAAAACGATATGCTTAGTTTTGGCAAATTGTTTCTTGCTGACGACTTTATGCGTTCTGAAACTCCGTGGTTTCATTATGAAATAGCAGACGACATTATGAATCACGATAAAAAGCAGTTAGCTATTATAATGCCTCGTGGTCATGGCAAAACCGTGCTAACTAAATGTGATTTATTGTGGTCCTTCTGTTTTGCTAAACAAGATGATCCATTGTTCTATGGTTGGGTATCTGCCACACAAAAACTTGCTAGTGGTAATATGGATTATATAAAGACTCACCTTGAGTTTAATGAAAAGATTAAATACTACTTTGGGAATATGAAAGGACGTAAATGGACAGAAGAAGATATAGAACTTTCCAACGGATGTAAACTGCTCTCGAAATCAAATGTATCGGGTATTCGTGGAGGAGCTAAACTGCATAAACGATACGACTTAATTATATTGGATGACTTTGAAGATGAGAATAATACACTTACTCCAGAAGCTAGAGCAAAGAACGGAAACCTTATCACTGCGGTTGTTTATCCTGCTTTGGAGCCTCATACTGGGAGGCTTCGGATTAACGGTACTCCTGTTCACTATGATTCTTTTATCAACAACTTAATTACCAATAGCGAACAAGCTAAAAAAGAAGGTAAGAAAGATTTTGCATGGGATGTTAGGTTGTATAAAGCAATAGACGATAAAGGTAATTCTTTATGGCAAAGTTGGTTTCCTAAAGAAAAACTAGAAGAAAAAAAGAAGTTTTATCGTGATAGTGGTATGCCAAGCAAATTCTATCAAGAATATATGATGCAAGTCCAGAGTGAAGAAGATTCAATATTTAACTCTAGGCATATAAAATACTGGGAAGGTCACTACGAATGGAATGACGAACACCAAATTGGATATGTATGGCATGATGACCAACTAAAACCAGTTCAAACGTTTATTGGTGTAGACCCTGCTACAGATGTTAATAGAAGAGGTTCTGACTATAGCGTACTAATGGTAATTGGTATAGACCAAAATAATGCTATATATGTAATAGATTACATTAGACAACGTGACCTTACTGTTATGTCTATTATTGGTGAAAACAATATGGGTATCGTAGACCATATGTTTGATTTAGCACATAAATATCATCCTTTACTTCAAGTAGTTGAAGATACAACTATGTCCAGACCTATTTTTCAAGCACTTCGTTCTGAATCTATGAGAAGAAATGATTTTTCTGTTAAATGGAAAGAAGAAAAACCTGGAACTAGGCAAAGCAAAAGAGATAGGATTCAAGAAGTACTTCAACAAAGGTTTGCAATAGGTCAAATATACATGAAAAAAAATCATTACGACTTACACCATGAAATTGTTACATTTGGCAATCGCATGGCGCATGATGATACGATAGATGCCCTTGCCTATGCGTGCAAATACGCCACTCCTCCTCGTAGTCTCGTCAAAGAAAACGGAGTTTTCCGTAAGAATTCTAAATCCCGTCCTAAAAACTGGGTGTTAGCTTAATGGCTAAAAAGAAGGATAAAAGAGCAGACAGAATAAGAAAATTATTCAATGCTATTAATGATTCTCGTAGACAAGACTGGGAAACAATTAATCAGGAAGGTCACGATTTTTATTTAGATAATCAAATTTCTCAAGAGGATGTAGAGGCTCTTAGGGATCAGGGTATGCCTACCTTTACTGTTAATAGAATAATCCCTGTAGTAGAGATGCTTAATTACTATGCAACCTCAAATACTCCTAGATGGCAGGCAGTTGGAACAGAGGCTTCTGATACTGATGTAGCTGCAGTTTTCTCTGATGTTGCTGACTATATCTGGAATCTTTCTGAGTGTCAAACGCTGTATTCTAACGTCATTAACGATTCAATTACTAAATCTCTTGGATTTTTACAAGTAACAGTAGACCCAAATGCAGATAATGGAATGGGAGAGGTAATTATACAACAACCTGACCCATTTGATGTGTATATAGATCCAAAATCTCGTGATCCATTATTTAAAGATGCTTCTTTTATAATGATTCGTAAAGTGTTGCCAAAAGCACAATTATTTAAACTGCATCCAGAACATCGGGCAAAAATAGAAAAATCATCCTCTATGGAATCAACAGAATATCATTATACAGATAAACCAGAATTTTCTGCTGATTTTCAATACAAAGAAATAACTACTGGATATGACGAGGAAGGTCAAGAAAGTCCAATGGTTGAATACTTTGAAGTGTATGAAAGAGATAAAATTAAATATTGTAATGTGTTCTACAGAAAAGTTCCAAGTCCTGAACAAGTTAAATTGGTAAAAAAGCAAGTAGACACCCAAATTGCAGAAACAAGTGCAGAAATGCAGGTCCAGTTACAAGAATTACAGAAAAAATTACAAGATGGTGTTCAGAAAGGAGAAGTACTTCCCGAAAGAATGGAATTAGAACTCCAAAAAGCAGTTAAGAATAATGAAGCTCAATTAGCAATGATGAGTCAACAATTAATGGCAGAAGCACAAAAAGAAATGTCAGTAATTGAAAACAGAATAATTACTGCAAAAGAATACGATATTTTAAAGAAAGATGAAGAATTTTCTAAAATGATTGTAGATCATGTTTTCTTTTACAAAACACAAATAAAATGTGTAAAAGTCGCAGGTGACATAACATTGTCGGAAGACATTCTTCCTTCAGAGCATTACCCATTGGTTCCTTTTATGTACAAGTGGACAGGAACTCCTTTTGCAATGAGCGCAGTTGCACCTTTGGTTGGTAAACAGCAAGAAATCAACAAAGCCCATCAGCTTATGATACACAACGCCTCATTGGGTAGTTCATTACGTTGGATGTACCAAGAAGGTTCCATTGATACTGCTTATTGGGAGAAGTTTGCAACCGCACCTGGCGCATTGTTACCTGTTAATCAAGGATTTGAAAATCCTAAAGAAGTAATGCCTGCTCAATTGTCATCTGCCTTTTATCAAATAGTTCAGCAAGGTAAGGTTGATATGGAATATCTTGCAGGTATTTACGGGACCTCAATGGGAAGCAGTGAAAATCAATCAGAAACATATCGTGGAATGTTAGCATTAGATGAATATGGCACACGAAGGGTAAAGCAATGGTTGAAGAGTAGCATTGAACCATCACTTAAACAACTAGGTCAGGTAGTAAAAGATTTTAGTCAAGGAGTTTACAAAGCTCATAAGGTAATGAGAATTGTACAACCCAATAATATTGAAAATATGAAAGAAGTGGAAATTAATGTTCCTATCTATAATGATTATGGTCAAGCTATTGGCAAATGGAATGATTATGAAACTGCGAGATTTGATGTTCGTATTGTTGCTGGTTCTACTTTACCTGTTAATAGATGGGCATATTTAGCAGAAATGAAAGAATTAATGAAGCTTGGTATTGTTGATGATATTGCAGTACTTGCCGAAACAGATATACGTAATAAAGAAAAGATTGTAAAAAGAAAGAGTTTATACTCTCAATTACAGTCTCAATTAGGCAAGCTAGAAGAGCAAGTTAAGGATAGAGATGGAACCATCGAAACATTATCAAGGCAGTTGGTACAAGCGGGTATCAAACAAAAAGTTATGCAAGGAGAAGTTGAAGTTAAGAAAGCAGTTAATGACCGAAAGATGTCGGAAGGTCGTTCTGCAGATAGAGTCAAGGCAGAATCAGACTTACAACGTTCACTCCTAAAAAAGAATTCACAAGAACAACCTATGGAGGTTAATTAAAGAACATGAGTGAAGAACAACAAGCAGTAACCCAAGATGCAGTAGAAGATGCTGTACTCGGCTCTGCTGAAGGTTTCTTTGACGATTTAGATCGAGAAGTTAACGGTGCGATACTAGACGACAGAGAACCTCAACAAAATACACAAGAAGCAACAGAAGAACCTGTAGCGGACAACCCTCTTTTTACTGATATAGAAGAGGCTCCACAACAGGACGAAACTGATTGGAAGAAGCGTTATTCAGATTCATCACGTGAAGCTCAAAAATTAAAACAAGAGTTAGACGAGTTTGGTCGCTTTAAGCCGTACATCGAAGCCCTTCAAAATGATGAAGGTTTAGTCAATACAATAAGAGATTATGTTCAAAACGGACAAAAACCGAAAGAACTGAAAGAAGAGTTAGAACTTCCTGAAGACTTTGTTTTTGATATTGATGAAGCAATCTCTAATCCAAGTAGTGATAGTTCAAAAGTATTTTCTACTATGATTGACAGAGCGGTAAGCCAGAGAGTAGAAACAAGATTAAATGCAGAAAAGCAAAACACGCAACAAGCAATGCAAAAGGCAGAGCGTGATAAACAAGCATCAGCATTTAAAAAGAAATCTGGTATGAGCGATGACGATTTTACTGAAATGATGAATTGGGCAAATAAACATCAAATTGGATTTGAGGATATTTATCTATTAAAAAACAAAGACTTGTATATGTCTAATGTTGCTAATAGTACCAAAGATGATATGCTTAAACAAATGAAAGCAGTTCGTAGTATTCCTACTACTGCAAGTAATACAAATTCGCAGGCTAAAACTGTGGATGCTAACGATCAGGTATTTGACGCAATACTAGGTTTAGATAATCAGGTAGATAACTTGTTCGGTTAAGTAGGTGTGCGTTTTGTTTTGACATAACAAGCAAAACAAAAGGAGAGAAAAATGGCAGACAATCCATTATTTCTTAGTACACATGATGTTGCTCCTTCGGCTAAAGGTGCTAGTCCTGACACAGGCGGTGCAGGGATTGGTGACTTACGGAGAAGATATGCGTTTGGTGATCGTGTATCAGAGCTAGCAATAGACCAAACACCATTCTTTAGATTCCTATCAATGGCATCTAAAAAACCAACTGATGATCCAGAGTTCAAATCACTTGAGCAACGTCACAGTTTTCACAAACGATATGCTTATGTAGTAGGTCTTGACCTAGATGGTGGCACTATCGGAAATGCTGACAATGACAACGAATACGTAGACTACGCATTTGCTTCAGGCGATTTAGCTGCAGGTCAGACAATGAATGTTAAACTTGAAGCAGATTACTTATCAGAAGGTAATGTACAATCTGTTTTAGGACAAACAGGCATCACTATTGGAGACACTGGAACACAACCTCAGTGTTTCTTAGTAGGTCAAATGATTAAGATACCTGTTCGTATTATCGCTACTACTTCATTAGGAGCTGGTCAAAACGATACATCTCCTGGAAATGAAGGTGCTGTTGCAGTTGATAGTCAGGATTACCTCATTTGTCAGATTACCAATATTGGAGTTGTTAATACTGGTGCAGATGCTGAAGCAATTTACGCAGAAGTAAAAGTTGTAAGACCTGCAGTAGCAGTTGCTTCAAGTTACTATATGCTTGCTGGTGCAGTGTATAACCATCCTGGAACTGACTTTGATGGTATGGACCTTGCAGGCGCAGGCGAAGCTGATAAGTGTTATGTTGTTGGTAATGCACACGCTGAAGGTAGTGGTTTCCCAGATAGTTGGAAAGATCAACCATACAGAGATGTCTTTGGATTTACTCAAATCTTTAAGACTTCTTGCCAAATGACAAATACTGCTAGAGCAACTCAGCTCAAGCTAGTACCAGATGAGTGGGCAAGAATCTGGAAACAGAAGTTAATCGAGCATAAGTACGATATGGAGCAAGCTTTCTTGTTTAATAGAAAACTTTCTGATAGTACAACTCGTTACACTCAAGGTATCGTTGATTACATCTTACAGTCAGGTAATATCTTTTCTTTAGATACTGCTACAAAATCACAGGATTCTTTCCTTGATGATATGAGCGATTACCTAGACCCAAGATACAACAATGGTGCGGCTACTGTGTTCTTTGCAAGCACTGAAATCTATAACTGGTTACACAAGCTAAGTGGTTACTTTGCTAACAATGTTGGTATGGTAAAACCTGGAGCATCTACTCCTGATTCAAGTGGTGCTAGTTATGGTAGAGCAGATATGTCGATTACTGGTAAAAAGAAAGTCTTCGGACTTAACGTTACCACAATCTCTACTCCTTATGGCGATATGAATGTTACTCGTAACATCCACCTCGACAGTGGAGCTGCAGGAGCCAAGATGGTTGGCGTAAACATGAAGCACGTAGCTTACAGACCATTGGTCGGTAATGGCGTGAATCGTGATACATCAATCTACGTTGGTGTTCAGAGCCTTGAAAACACAGGTGTTGACCGCAGGATTGACCTCATTCAAACTGAGGCTGGTCTTGAGTGTCTAATGCCTGAAGCACACGCAGTGTGGAAATAGGTTAGATAAAAAAGTGTTGTTCGGGGATGTTTTCCTTTCACATCCAATCACATCGGGTTATCCCAAGTCGCATCCCCGAAGAACCTTTTAAAGAGGACATATGGCAACAACAAACATAGAATTAGATATTCAAAACATCACTGGAGTAGCTGATGCAGATGAACAGTTTATTGTATCAGCACAGAAAATGGTGGTGTCTAGTATTCCAAAAGAATTAATGACATGGGCATCAAGTGAATCTGCAGCTATTTCAAGTAATGCTGATACCGATGCAGTTTTAAATGTAGATAGTCTTTTAAGTGTTAAAAGAAATGGATATGGTTGTAGAGAAATATCTTCAGACGATTTGGTTTGGGCATCTGATAGTAGCAGTCTTAGGAAGGCAACAACAAAACATCCTGTTTATGCAATTAGTGGTGGCAATATTCAGATACAACCAGAGCCATCAGTAGGAGAAGAGGGGTACTACTATTATGTAGATTTTTCAAAGGTTGATGATAATTCTGATTTAAGAAATGCAGTAATATATCATGCCTCTTCAAAAGAATTCACAAAGTTAGCAGTAGGTAAGATTCCAAGTTGGTCCTCAATTACTGCTCCATCAACTATACCCTCACCTTCATTTGGTGGGGATTTAACTATTAGCTCAAATGCACCTAGTACACCAAGTATTACAACAGTTACTTATGTAGATGCAATAGGTTCAGATGCTTCTGCTCCTACCTTTACTACTGCTACTATTTCAGCAGGGGGTATATTTGGAGCAAATACTCCACCAGAGTATGATAAACCAGAAGTTACATTATCAACATTATCAAGCATAAGTGACTTAGTTGTTGGTCCTAGTATTCCAAACGCACCATCACTAGATGTCTCAAACGTTACAATTACTGGAACTGCTCCAGTTTATAATTCGCCCATAATCGCCCTAAGTGATGCTCCAAGCATATCATCACTCAGTTTTTCAATAACTTCGCCTTCTGCGCCTAATTTATCGGCAAATACAGCAGTTGTAGGAACTGCTCCTACATATACTAAACCAACATTAACAGGAACCCCTAGTTTTCCAACGTTATCTTGGAATATACCAAGTAGACCAATTGCTCCACAGATACAGGCAAATACTTCATCAACTGGTGGATCAGAAGTAGACCTAACTAAATTAGCAAATGCTCCAACTTATACGCCTCCTGTAATGCAGGCTCCTGATTGGGCAGATATTAACAATTGGATTAATTCAGAAGAAGACCCTGAGATGTCAGCCGCTAGAGTTCAGTCCATACAGGCTCAAATTAGTGATTATCAAGCAAGACTTAATGAATCTCAACAAGTATTCAATAAAGAAAACATAGAATATCAAGCCAAGTTACAAATTGCATTGCAAGATGCAAATCAAGGCAGTCAGGGAGACAATTCTTTAATTAGTCAATTTGGTTCAGAGGTACAGGCATATCAAACTGAAGTAAACAGTATTATACAAAACAATGTTCAGCAAGTTCAATCATGGCAAACTGAATATGCTATAGCCTTACAAGAATTTGGTACAGATATTCAAAATGAATTAAATGAGTTCAATTCTCAAAATGTACAATTTCAAGCAGAATTACAATTAAGTATTCAAAATGCTCAATTATTAGAATCTAATGATGCTCAAGCATTGCAGAAATATCAAGCAGAGGTTCAAGACTATCAATCAGAGGTAAATACTGAAATTCAAACGTTTCAGTCGAATCTTCAAAAAGATTTAGAGTTATGGAGAACTAAAAGACAAACTGAACTGCAAAAGTACTCTGCCGATATACAAAATAATTTAAATGCTTTTAACGAGTCTAATGTAGAGTATCAAGCAAAACTTCAAAAGGATGTAACTGATGCTCAATTAGCTGATGCAAATGAACAGAGAAAACTTGCAAAGTATCAAGCAGAAATTCAGGCATATCAGCAAGAAGTAAACAAAACATTGCAAGAGTTTAATGGAAACGTACAAAAAAATATTTCAGTTTTTAATGCTGAAAACCAATCAAAGCTTAATCAGTATCAAGCTGATATTCAGAATGAGCTAAATGAATTCAATAAAGAGAATGTTGCATATCAAGCTAACATTCAAGATGCTTTTCAACAAGTACAAATAGCCAATCAAAACAATATTGCTGAAGCACAAGCTCAACTTCAAGTAGCAATAGATAATAAAAATAGAGAACAACAAAGAGCCTTGCAAAACGCAATACAAGAAATGCAGGCAGTTGTTCAAGACAACAATGCTATTCTATCAAAATTTCAAGCAGAATCTCAAACCTATGGTGTCAATATAAACAAAGAGGTCCAAGCCTTTGCTAATACACTAACTAAAAATGTACAGGAATATCAAAGCAAACTAGCATTATACAATGCTGATGTTCAAAAATACAATGCAGAATTAGGTCAAGAGGCTCAGAAAAACGCTTTATCAGTTCAAAACGCATCGTTCTATTCTCAAGAATCAAGAAAATATTATGACTGGGCAATATTAGAAATAACAACATACATAAGAAATAATAGCAAGATAATTGCTAGTACAATTGCTCAACAACAACAAGGGGGTCAATAATGGCATCAATAGATACAACTCACACAGTTGAGTGGGCGGTAAGCGCAACTCCAAAAGTCTCTTTAGCGAGTACAGATGGTGAAAGCGTGGCAACTGCGACAATACATGAAAATATAAGAAGAACACTTGGTGGTAACGGAACTGCTGAAACCGATGGTGTAATAGACTATGGTGGTGTAGCAGATGGAGCTACTAACTATTTGCAAGGTACTTCTGGTGGTGTTCAAATAGGAAACACAAATTCTACATTTATTTGGGTAAAGCATAGTGGATACCAATGGAGCGATGCTAGCACATTAGGTGCAGCTACTACTGATAATATTCAAGTAAAAGTCGGTACTGAAGTATGCTCAGTTTTAAGACCTGGAGAGGCAATGGTTTTTCCATTACATGGAGAAGCTAGTAGTTCTGATTGGACAGCTTGCAGTGATGGTAGTGATGATATAGCAGTTGAAGCTATAGGTTTAGACTAATGACTGTTCAAGAAGTAATGGAACGAGTCGGTTCAAATGAAACAACTCTTATTACCGCATTTATTAAAGATGCAATTCATCTAATTAATTCTAACAATGAAGAAAATATCGCAACTTGGAAAACAAACATAATTGATGGAACAAGAGAATATGCTTTTCCTGCCAATTTGTTACATCTTCGTTCTGTATCCGTTTTAGACGAAACTGATGATAAGTATAAAATGATACGAAGGTTGGTTGGTTCAGATGATGTTGTAGAAGATACGGAACCAGAATAATGGCTAGAAACATTCACAGAACTTGGTTTTTTAGAATTGTAGGTAAAAACCTATATCTATATCAAAAGAAATCTGGTGATACAACTATGATGTATCCTGATGAAAATATTACTAATGGATTAATGTTTGAGGGCAGTGCTTTCATATTCCCCTTTGTGACTGAAGACCCTAATGAATTAGTTGGTGATACTAACCCTAACCTAATAGAACCGAGTACTGTTGATGAAGATAGTCATATCAATTTATCAAGAATGTTATCTCTTGCAGTGGTTGATTATGTAAAAGCAATGCTATCTGATGCAAGAGGTGATTTAGAAAGAAAAGAATATTACATGAGAGAGTTTTGGAAAAAGTTAGGAGATCATCAGAGTAATAAAATGAAAAGCAACAAAGTAGTAACCACATATCCATATGCAATAAAATGACACAATATATACAAACAAACATTATTCCTCCTGTTCAAACCTATGTCAGAAAAGTGTTTGATTTTTGGAATCAATGGGAGTCTCAAGGAACAAACTGGGAGGCTACTGCAAGAAATTATGAAGACATTGGAGAATAAATGGCAAGTTTAACAGGACAAACAATAGCAAATAGCTATAAGGATTTATTACAAGTATCTAACTCTAATAGTGGAGTAGATGGAACTATACGAATAGTAGAGGATGGAGAAGGAACTTCTTCTGCATTAAAGATTGGCACAGGTGGTATAGAGTCTAGTGGAACGTTAACAGTTGCTGGTGTTACTACTATGAATAATCATTTATATCTTAATGCTACTTTACATATTCCAGATTGTTGTGAACTAGAAGGAGGAGGTGATGCACTATTTAATACTGCTATAATTTTACAAAACGGAGGATTAGAAGTAAATAATGGTTCTGGGCAAATAGCAATAAGTCTTGGTGCTGATGTTGAAAATACAGTAGGTGGAGTTATTACGTTAAAAGAATTACCCTCTGATGTTGATGACCCTAATACAGACGCTGATACGTTTAATATATTTGGTAGAGATGACAACAAATTATATTTTTCAAATAACACAGGCGACCCTTACAAAATACTGCATGAAGGTCTACAAAATATGGTATTCACTTCACAGGTTACTTTTACAGATAGTGAAGAAAGTGATGCTTTAAAAATAGGGTTTTTAATTTCTGACCCTGCTACACAAGGAACTGAAATACTTAGCGATCATGGCAACCTATGGTTCACTTGTGGTGATGCAAAAATAAGACTTAAAAGTGATGATAGTGGTAATAAAAGAGTAATCTTTGATGGAACTTATGGAACACTTCATCAATCTCCATTGGAAATGGATACTGGTCAAAATATACTTGTAAGCAGTACTTCTAAAATAAAAGATTCAGTTAATGGAGATGAATGGATAAAACTTAACGATGCTGACGGTATTCAAATAAAATCAGAAGGAGTTGGTGAACTCTATATTGAGTCACTTGATTGCAAATTAGAAATAGCCGACGTTTTTACAGTAGATTGTAATGAAGGCATATTTATAAGAGACTTTGCTGGAACTAGTGGAAAAAGTATTAAAATATCTGCAGATGACCCTTCCGCTATAGTAGTCAGAAAAAAATCTACAACTGCATTTCAGCTTTATGATGAAGCTTCAAACCTAATGTTGAATTACAATACTAATTGGGATGCTGTTTCTGGTCCATATACTGCTCCTTCTGATACTGGTGTTTTAGATATTGGTAAATTGGTAGTAGGTAATCTTGATGGAGCTTCTTTAGGTGCAAGAACTTTGCCAAATGATAATGCTCAAGTAAGAATTAATCTACGAAGTGAAACTGCTCAAGCATTTACAATATTTAATGATTCGCAAGGAGACAATATTTATCAAATTAATACTGATGACCAATTGTTTTTATTTGATGAAACTGGGTCTGGTTGGAAATTTGCTATTGGAGTTGCTGAACCACAAGGAACTTTTCATGTAAAGGATGATGATGATTGTGAAATAACGTTTGAAGCAGGTGCTAGTAATGAAATAAGAATGAAATTTGATGGAAGTGGTTCTGATAATGGCATTTATTTTGACAATAGTGATAGGTCAATGACCTTTCAGTCGGGTGGCGATACGTTAACAAAAATACAAACTGGTGATGGAATACAAAAACAAGAACAAGATGGTAATTGGTATCAGTTATTATCTCGAGGTTTTTTCTTCCAAACCTTTGTTCATAATTGTGATGCTTATACTATATCTTCAGGTGATTTTAATTTAATTCCGTGGACTGCTAATGGAAATATGGTAAACAGTGGAGCAAGTGGTATAAGCTCAAGTACAGATGTAGCTCCTGAACATAGATTTTTAAATCCTTATAGTTCAATGAGACTCGTTAAGATTGTAGTTCAACCAGAAGACAATACTTGTACATCCTATCCTACTACAGTAGAACTTCGTTTTTCTAGAAGAATAATTACTAATGTAACTACTGCAAATCCAAATAACAGTAGTAGTATAAAATTTCAAATTGGTTCGTGGACTACAGCTCCAGATGGAATTGGTAATGTACCTCCAATAGTTTGGGAACAAGACATAGGTGATATGGAAGCATATGCTTATCAAGATTATACTCAAGGTATGCAGATTATAATGGAGTTAATAGTTAATGGAACAGTAACAAATAATAATGGTTGGTTAATATCAACAGTATGGGCAATAAAATTTTAATAATGCTTAATTGCGGTGGTGGTGGGTAATAAAAGGAAATAAACAATGAGTTTAAATAAATTCCAATCAAAAGAGGTACTCAATGCAGTGCTTAATGATGGCGAAGATGCGCTAAAGGTTGACATAGATAACGTCACTCTTGATGGTTCTTCTTTAACAGTTGAAATGCCACTACCAAGTGGGATTGGTCATGGATCACAAACATCTAACGGAACTGCTGCTGTAATCGAATCAAGTACAGAAATAAAATACATTACTATGACTGCTAATCACGATAACACAGGAAGAATTCATTTCGGTGGTAGTGCTGTATCTACAGCTACTGGAGCTTACCTTGAAGCAGGCGACTCTTGGAGTGGTCAAATAGATAATTTGAATCTGATTTACATTATCGCAACTCAAGTGGGCGATGGTGTTACATTTACCTATTTTACTTAAGGAGTTGAAATGTTAATTAGAAAACCAAAAATAATACAATCTTTTGTTCACAACTTTGCAGATGATGTAGGTACTAGCAATCATTTTCTTCCGTGGTCGGATGAAATAGAAGAAGGTTCTTCATCAGATGGAAGGTGGTTTTATGCCATTCCTTTTAGTAGCATGAGATTATTAAAAGTAATTATGAGATATAGAACCCTAGCTCAAGGTTTTAATATGGAAATAAAACTTGGAACAATTGAAGAGGGGCAAGCTCCTACTGCAACATCGTTTAGTTCAAATAGTATTTATGCAAATACAAGACCAGTGCCAGCTACAAGTAATAGCAGTGTTGTTTTTGACAGAGCTGATTTTACCTCTGGTGCGCCTGCTATTACGCAAACTACTGAAGGAACTGGAATTAAAATGATTGGACTTCGTTTTCAAGCAGATTTAGACCCAGGCTCAACTAATGAATGGTATTTTACATCACTTTGGGAGTGTCAACTTTAAACTAAAAAGGAAATAATAATGGCTAAAACAAAAAAAGACCAAGTTGTTAATATTGATGGAAAAGAATACAAGGAAAGTGATTTAACCGAAGAACAGATTGTATTGGTTAATCATGTCGCTGACCTTGATAACAAACTAAGAAATGCAAGATTTAATCTTGACCAACTAACAGGCGGTAGAGCATTTTTTATGGGCAAATTAAAAGAAACATTGTAGAAATGTGGGTATCGTCATCTACTCTTAATATTCCTTTTAAGTTTGTTTATAAAGAGAATGTTACTGTAATTAATAAACCCAAAAAGGATGATGAATTTGAAGCAAAGCCTCCTTTTTATTACCACAGACAGAGAGATGGACGATCTAAGTAGCATAAGAGAAAATTTAGCAGAAGTAAAAACAGATGTTAAACACGTTTTATTGCATCTTGAACGACAAAATGGACGGATTGGTCGTTTAGAAGAAGATGTAGATAAAAACAAAAATGAAGTTACTAAGGCTAAAACAGTCGCTAGTGTGTTCGCAGGAACAATTAGTATGATTATTAGTCTTTTCATAAGCAACAGACCATAGGAGAAAAAATATGGACATTAAATCAATCGTGATTGGTGAACTCACCAAGCAGGTAGAATCGTCTATCCCTCAGTTATCTGCAGGTTTAGAAGCACTTATTATTGACAAAATTCAATCAGAAGAATTTGAAAAAGAGTGGGCAACTGCAATTAATAAAAAAATAAACTTGCCTCTAATGAATGAGGAACAAGAGCAAGAATTATTTGAGAACCTTATTGATAAAGGTACAGATATTGTTGCAGGGATAATGAAGAAACTGCTTAGTGGTAAATAATGAGCGACCATTATAAAGAGATTATTGCTAACGTTATTGAAAGGGAAGGTGGTGCAACTATAACCAACGACCCTGATGATCCAGGCGGTTTAACTAAATACGGCATTAGTAAACGCTCTAATCCTGACCTTGATATTGAAAACCTTACATTGGACGATGCAATAGCGATTTATAAAGAACGTTATTGGGATTCTTCAAAAGCTGATCAATTGCCAAAAAAACTAGCTGAATCATATTTTGATATGGTAGTTAATGCAGGTAAAAGAAGGGCAGTTAAAATTCTTCAACAAGCTTGCAATCACAAAGGTCACGATTTAGTTGTTGATGGATTAATTGGCAAGGCTACGATTGGAGCTTGTAAATCATTGGAATCATCAAGATTTAAAGCTTTTCGTGTAAGATATTATGTTGATCTTGTTGAACGTAAACCAACATTAATGAAATATTATTATGGTTGGTACAGGAGAGCAGTGGAGGCTTAATGGGTGATCTTGCCAAAGGAATAGAAAGAACTAAAGCAAAAGGTGATTACTCTAAAGTTAATTTAACTTCTATACCTGATGCTTTTTATAATGCTTTTTCAAACGGAGACTTAAGCCCAACAGAATTATCTGAAATGTTTGGTGTTAAAAAAAGAACTATTAGGAAGTGGAAACAAACTATTCGTGAAGATATTGGATTTCAAAAAGAAATTGCAATGCCTGAAGAAATAGATATTGAAGACTTAGTAGAAGAAAGATTAAAAAAGTTTGAACGCAAGACTGTACGAAAAGAAGCAGAAAAATGTTTCCCTATTAAGGTGTTGAAAGATGGTCCTATAGCTATAGCTCATTTTGGAGACCCTCACGTTGATGATGATGGTACAAATCTAGGACTACTTTTAAAACACGCTGAACTAGTAGCGAAAACAGATGGTATGTTTGGTGGTAATGTTGGCGATGTTCAGAATAACTGGGTGGGTAGGCTAGGTAGGTTGTATGGTGAGCAATCTACCTCTGCCGCAGAAAGTTGGAAGCTAACAGAACACTTTATTAAAATGGTTCCGTGGTTATATCTATGTGGTGGTAATCACGATGCTTGGAGTGGTGCAGGCGACCCTTTAGAATATATGATTGGTCAACCTACTGTATATGCAAATCATCAAGTAAGGCTCAACTTATTATTCCCTAACAAAAGAGAAATTCGTGTTAATTGCAGACACAATTTTAAAGGACACAGTCAATATAATACGGCTCATGGTATTTCTAAGGCGGCTATGATGGGTTGGAGGGATCATATTTTAACTGCAGGTCACACTCACGTAAGTGGGTATCAAGTTTTAAAAGACCCAATGACTGGTTTAATTAGTCACGCTATAAGATGTGCAAGTTATAAGACATATGATAGATATGCTGAACAACTAGGATTGGCAGATCAGTCTATATTTATGTGTCCTGTTACAATAATAGACCCTAAATACGATGATAATGACCCAAGACTTGTAACTACAATATTTGATCCATATGAAGGTGCTGATTATTTAACATGGAAAAGGAGTAAGAAAAGTGCCTAAATCGCCTGCATGGCAAAGAAAAGAAGGTAAATCACCTAGTGGTGGTTTAAATGCAAAAGGTCGCAAGTCCTACAAAGGAGGTACGTTAAAAGCACCAGTAACTAAAAAGAATCCTACTGGAAAAGCTAAAGCTAGGCGTAAGTCATTTTGCGCAAGAATGTGTGGAATGAAAAAGAGATTGACTGGTAAAAAAACTGCTAATGACCCTAATTCAAGAATTAATAAAGCATTGAGAAAGTGGAGATGTAAATGCAAATAGAGAATGACAAAGTAGTAGATGCTCTTATTGATAATTGGAATTATGAAGATGATTTTGATTTAGTACAAATAATGACTTTAGAAGAAGCAGAGAATACTGAATTAGAAGAAGAATTAACTAATGAATACGAAGTTGACTATACCATATGGAACGGAGAGGAGGATTAAATGTCAGAAAAACCTATATCAGACTCAAGTAGTTTAAACATTTCATTACCTATGCTTTTCCAGGCTATTGGTTTAATTGGCGCAATGGTATGGGGATATGGGGAATTGAACTCAAGAATATCTTTTCTTGAATATCAAGTTAGTATTAATGAGTCGTATATAGATACGATACAAGAAGATGCAAAGGAAAGTCAAAATGCTGAAATCCCTGCAGATATAAAACAGAATCAAAGAATAGACTATCTTGAAAAAGAAGTAGATAGATTAAGAAATGAAAAGTTGTAATGCCTAAAAAGAGTAAAGAAATAAATCCATTTGATGGAGGTTGGAATAACTTTGCAACTGCAAGAGATTTAGAAGAAAATGAATTAGCAGTAGCTACTAATGTTGATTGTAATGTAAAAGGTCAAATTAGTGCTAGACCTCAAATAATTGACACCGCTTTAACCTATACTATTCATAAAGGTAGTCACGAACCTTACCATAATCACGAAGGTCTATATGTTTATAATCGTGATTTTAACTTGTCTTTTGGTGCTAGAGCAGATACTGAAATATATCTTTTTGCTATTTATGATGAAACATCTAGTGTTGATGCTTTAATGACAACAAGATTGCTTGTAGCTGATGATTTAACAGGTCTTAATCTTGACAGTGCTACTCAGTTAATTAGTTATGCTGAAGATACAGATAGGGTTAAGCTAAACATTTTTAATTCTGATGGTAATCTTAGAATTAGTCAAGGTCAGCTAGATAATACAATTAGTGATAATATTACTCTTTTTTATGGTGCTACTGAAAAATTAAGACAAGATGATAACGTAGTTATTATTTATAGTGGTGTTGAAGAAAATGTAATTGGACCACCTACAAATGGAAGTTTTTATGCAGGAGAAATGGATGAGACTACAGCTACAGATGCTGCATCATTACATTTAAATATTAATTCTATAAAATCATTTACTTCTACTTGGTTTTCTTGGGATACGGGAGATTTAGGTTATCCTCATACTCTTCTTGAAGACAATTTAGAAAGCTCTAGTTTTGATGAATTATCAGAACTAGAAACTGGTGTAGAATACGATGGCACTCCTTTTGGTCAAATTAATGCAGGATTTATACAGACTGCAAATAAATCAAGTGGTGGCGACACTCTTCAACATCCAACTCATCCTGGCACTAAAGATATATATGCTTTGACTCTTGATTCTAGTGAAGGTGAGGAAGCAGTTGCATTTATTAATGCTAATCCAATTGATTTTGAAGATAAAAGTATTTTTGTTGACCTTTGGGTCCCTGCTGATGTTTATAGTATAATGAATACTACTGGAGGTTTAACAATATCTGTCGGTAGCAATGTTCATATTAGTGAAAGTTCTTCTACTAATATGTGGAAATTTATAGTTCCAAGTAATGAAATTTTAGAGGAAACGTGGTTTACTTTTGAATGTGTATTTGGTTCTCACGATGAAGTTGTAGGCAATCCAAACTCTAGTGCGGTTGATGGTATTTTATTTGATTTAAATATGCCAGGTTCTACTTATAATGATAGTGATTGGCTTATGACTATGGCAGTTGGAAATGTAAAATTTGGTGAGTCATCTCAAGGTACATGGCTAGGAAAATATAAATTTTATTACAATTGGATATACGATGAAACTCAATATGGTCCAACAAAAGAATTTGATAGTCAACCTAGCGAGGGAACAGAGTATTTAGGAGATATATTAGAAGTAAAAACTTATTTAAAAGAATCTGCTACAGATGGTTGTTGGGATAGAGATGCTTTTTCTGATACAAACTCAAAACGTATTACTGGTGCAAATATATTTTTTGCAGAGTTAGATAATCTTGGAGAAATTGTAGATAATGATAAAAAATTCTTAGCCAATATGGATTTTAATAAAGGCATAAGAAAAAACTTATTTGATAATTTTACTCCATTTGCAACTGCTGGTTCAGGTGCGCCTACTGCAGGAAGAACTCACACAAAGTTATTATACAAATCTCCTGCAACAATAGATACCTTTTCAACTATTTGTGGTTATTCAGAAGGAGATAAAATAAAACATATGCGATTTGGTGCATCTGATGTATTAAACAATCGTTCTTATGTTGGCAATGTTGGAATGATCGAAGATGATTTAGATAAAGAAATGTTTTATCCTGATAGAGTATATAAATCAGTTCAAAACCAACCAGATGTATATACTAAATATGATTATTTAGAAGTAGCTCCAAATGATGGGGAGTCTATTACTGCATTAGCTTCTTATGGTGATTACTTATTAGAGTTTAAAGAAAATACATTGTATCTAATTAACGTCACTCAAGATATAGAATACTTAGAAGAAACTTACAAGTTTAGAGGTGTGTGGCACGAAAATGCTATTTGTAAAACTGGTAAAGGTTTATGTTGGGTAAACCAATATGGATTATTTCTGTTTGACGGAAAGGAAGTACTTGATTTGGGTATGGAAAAAATGGATAATATTTATTGGAATACAAATACCAATGATCCATCTATTGCATTTGACCCTATTCGGAATGAAGTGTTTCTTCAATTAAACAAAGATGGTGGAGATGGTATAAGATACAATTTTGATAGAAATCATTTTGTAAAAATAAATCACTCAAATTCTGACCTTGTAAACACAATGAATCTAGTTACTAACAGAAATGGGGAAATTGTTACCTTTGGAAAAACTGCTTATTCATTAAGTGATGATTTGCATACAGTAGTTTTTATGTCACCAGAAGCCTCCACTGAGGTTGATATTCATGGCAATCCTGTTCCATATACAACCTATATAAATATTGAAACAAAAGACCATTCGTTTGATGATGGTTCAAGAAGAAAAGATTTAAAAACTGTATATGTGAACTATAGCGTAGATGGTGTTACTGTTCCAACTATTCAATATAGAAAAGATATGGGAACTTGGAGGTCGTTTGATAGTACTTTTTCAGATACAAGCGGTAGCATGGAAACTCTTACATTAAAACCTAACACTCCAAGTGAAGCAAAAAATGGTCGCAGTTTTCAAATTAAAGTTTATGGAAATGCAATTTCTGAAGGAACAAGTCGGTTTACTATAAATGATATAAATATGGTTTACAGGGAGAAGTCTATAAAGTAATGCCTTCATCAAGAGAAAAAAGAGCGCAAAGACATCAATCTCAATCTAAACAAAATGTTGATAGGTTTAGTGGTAGAGCAAAGACTACTCAGAATATTCCAGGGGCAGGGTATCGTGAAGTTCAGTTAATTGGTAATAAAAAATATTACACTCCATTATCTGATGACCCTAATCAAACTTTTGGTGGTTCTACTGGAGATACAAATATTACAGTTACTGGTGGTGGAGGTTCTTCAAATCACGGTGCTTTAAGTGGATTGAATTTAGATTCACATACACAATATGTACTTGTAGATGGAACTAGAGCATTTGGTGGAGACTGGACAAATCTAGGTCATACAATCGCAGATTTAGGAACAGTTACTACTGCAGATATTGATGGTGGAACTATAGATGGTACTGTTATAGGTTCAAATAGTCAAGCTGCAGGTGACTTTACTGCAATAGGAGCTGTTTCTGCTGGCACTATAGTGGGTACGACAATAGATGCTACTACTGATTTTACTATTGATGGATTAGTTTTAACTGCTGACAATATTTCTAATGATGCTACTTTAAATATAAATACAGATGGCACTACTGCTATTGCAATAAATACAAGCCAAGAAACTACCTTTTATGCTGATGTATTTATTGATGACGGAACTGATACTGTGTTTCATTTTGACCAAGCTCTTTCTCAAATGTACATATGGGATGATACTCCTAATGGAGTTTCTGGATTGTATGAGAATTATGTCAAGTTGCAATGTTTAACTGGAGGAGTTTCAAAGTTAACAACTCTTGATGCTGATGGCGCTGAAGCTGATTTCAGTTTAGATATTGATGGTGATATTATACTAGACTCAGCCACTGGTATTATTATACTAGAAAAAGGTGGAACTACATATGGCTCATTTAATTTAGACTCTGCAGGACCAGATATTGAATTTGTTTTACCATCGGGAAGTTTAACTATAGATGTTGCAGGAGACATTATTTTAGATGCTGATGGAGATGATATATATTTTGAGAATGGTGGTGCAGAAAGATTTAGAATGGACTTGGATTCTACTCCAACTTTAGCAGTTACTGGCAATTTTACATTAGATGGTTTTGGAAGTATAACTTTAGCTTCTACTACAGATATAGCATTATCCGCTACTGGGAATCAAGTTACAATGGATGATGGTTCATCTACTTATTATACATTTAATATTGATTCTACTCCTCAATTAGATGTAACAGGTGCTTTTACATTGGAAGGAAGTTCAACAATAAAAATGGATGCTCTTGGAACTAATTTTTATGTAGATGTAGGTAGCAGACCTAAAATAAACGCTCTTTCTACTTGTATTTATTTTAATGATTACGATGGCACTTTTACAGGAGCTACAGCATTATTTGAAGAATATGCAATTCACAACAAAGGTGCTAATCTTCATTTTACAACTGGCAATAATGATTTTTTTGAAAATTATTCTTTGCTAGCGTACAACACAACATCATCTTCTTTTAATAACAGTTTTGGTAGTTAATAATGGCACATATTAAAGAACCTGTCGAAATAACTAAATATATTAAAATTCCAGATAGAAGATTGATTTCTGGATTTTTGTCAGTAAATGTGATTCATCACGATGATAATGATGATTATGATGATGCAAATCAATATTATTATGATAATTGGGGTAGTCAACCTGCTGAAATAACAACTCCAATTCATCCTTTTGCTGGAAACCGACCTAATGATCCAGGCAGAAATGGAATGAAACACACATTTGGTGATTATGATTGTTTACTGTTTTGGGTAGCAGGAGGAATGACACTGCATCCAATAACATTTTCAAATAAAATGGGTATTAGTGATTTATATAATGGTGGAGGAGCAAATGATCGTTGGATAAGTGCGAATAGTAATTCAGCAAGTTGGGAAGATACTGGATTAGGTCTTGGTGGTTTGGGTTTTAATGAATATTGGTTTCACGAAGATGATGTAACTCATAAATGTCAAAATTTTATTAAATCTCATTTAGTTTCAAGAATAAACAATGGATATGGTCATGTAGCTAATTTTTCTAACCCAACTCATCTTTATCATAAAATACAAGGAATATATACAAACTCATATGAATATGATGATGGTACTACATCTACTGAGATAACTCAAACTTCATCAATGCGTAGTCACGATCATATAGGTGTAACTGCTTCAGGTAATAATCCTCAATCTGTTACTACTCCTGAAGCTAATAGAGATGGAAATAATAATAAATATATTGTAAGCAATGGTGTTTTTTCAGATCACGATGATAATACTGATGACCCTATTGAATTAGGAGATGCAACAAATAATACTTTTTTTCCTATGGTACAAAATGTTCACATTTATGGAAAACATAAAATTACTCTTCCTTCCCATGTTAATGGTAACGGTGAATATATTTACACAAATGGCAATACTAGTGTAGGTAATTATTTACATTCTGAAGACCATTGGAATTTAGTAATTAAAATACAACTAAGAGGTTATGATAGCGTTACTGCTACTGGTCCAACAGATGCAGATACAGAATTTTTTAAAACTAGAGCAAATGTTTCATTTCATCCATTTGGAGAAACTGCCAGTTTTGATGTAGGCAATACATTGACTTAATGTATAAAAAATTAAAATGCAAATAAAAAATAAACATATTAAATTATTTACTCTAATTAGGGGGTGTTTTATGTCCGTATATATACACTTCCGCTCAAGGGGAATATAAATGAATAGATATTCCTCACGCTCCAAAATAAATAAATATATGACCAGAGCAAATGTAGATGCTCGAAAAGGTGCTGTAAATCAATATGCCTTTGGTCAAATTGTTCCTGACGTAGTAGACAAACTCGATAGCTTACACCAACAAAATAAAGTTAACAGGGATGTTTATGATAAAGCTTCTAAATATATTGCCGACAATAATTTAAGTGATATTATAATGCCTTCTTTTAGTGCATTTGTAAGAGGTGAAACTGCTAAATATAAAGATTTTAGTATAGGCATAGATTCACTTTTTGCTTTGTCATATAAAGATGACCCTGATTTAATGAGTTTAATAGATAAGTTAGGTCTTAAAAGTGAAAATAAACTTTATAACGAATTGACTGAAAAACTAAACGAAAGTTTTAAAAAGGAGGACTAGTGGCAAATAGAAATTATTCAATAGCTAATTCACCATATTACAGTGCTGGTTCAGGTTTAGTATTAGATGATTCAATAATGAGGTATGACTCAGAAACTGATGTATTCAATTTTAATTCAATGGAACCTAGTTCTATTCAAATACAAAACGTTACTCAGTTACCATACAATACTTCTAGCTTAGATACAGTATATCAATCCTTACCTCCTGTGCAGGGACCTCAACCTTTTATTGGTCCTTCTCAACAAAGTGGTTTTGCATATGATCCAAATACATTAAAGACAGTAAGTGTTACACAAGGTAACAGTGTTTACGACCCCAATACAATTAAAACTGTTAACCTACCAACTTTACCTCCACCAATAAATACAGAGGATTTTGATACAGGTGTTTCTACTTATTTTGCCAAAGATTTTGATACAGAAGAAGAAATGATGATGGCAGGAGCAGAGGGTTTAAATTGGACACCGAAGCAAGATTCTAATCCAATAGTAAAACAGACTAAGTCTATGCCAACTAGTACTGAAACTACAATGCCTGCACCTACAGGACCACCAGTTGATGTAAGTATCGGTAGAAAACAACCCAATTTGCAAGCTGAAGGTGTTGATGTAAATAGATTTATTTCTGATGATGTTATGGAAGAAATGCAAAACATACGTTCTGTTCCTGCGGGTACTGTGGAAACTCCAAAATCAGAATTTGATTTTACTCCTCAAATAACAGGTGAAGAATTGATGAATAATCCTGAGTATAGAGTTCCTGAATACGCTGATACAGATGTTACTCAAAGTCAATTAGTTGATCCTGTTTCTCCAATTGCTCCTGCTGACACACCTCAAGTTGCTGAATTAGGTATGTACGATAAAGTAAATCAATCTTTAGAAGGTGTTGGAGGAATAACTAATGTAATTGGCGGTGGTTCAATGGCAGTTGGCAATCTTCTTGCAGTAGACAATTTTTCAGATGCTTTAGGAGATATTCAAGAAGGCATAGATCAAATTCCAGGCATGATAGCAGAAACAACTCAAGATGCTCAAAATCAAATAGAAGATAGTAGAGATATACTTGCATCTAGCATTAATCAATCTGGTGATGTTGCTAACGTAAATTTGCAAAAACAATTGGATAGATTTAAAACATCTAATAATGCTGTAGGTAATGTAAGAGCTATGTCAAACAATGCAAGAAAGAAATTAAGCGATAGCTTGGATTCTGTTGTTGAAAGTCAAACTAAAAAAATGGAAATGCAAGTTAATAAAATTAATGAAAATAAAAGAGATCAATTGGCTTACATCGACGATTTAAATGAACAATTAAAAGCAAAAAGAGATGAACTTCGCAAAGAAAAAAGACAGGCTGCTTGGGGTGCGGCAGTAGGTGTTGGTTCAATATTTGCTGATGCAATTGCTCCTGGCTCTGGTGCAATAGTTAGGGCAGGATATAATCAGTATGCGAGTAGAACATAATGGCTAATCGAAATACAGTAAATCTTCTTGGTTTGTTAGAAATGAGAAATAGGCAAACAAGGAATACAGAAAAACAAACAATGGAACTAATGGATATGTTTTCTAAAAGTGCAGTTCAGACTGGTGACTTTGAAGGCGCAATGGAAAATGTAGATAAGATAAAAGGTATTTCGCCATTTACTAATGAAGTAGGAGATTTAGTTAAACAAGGATTAGCTCACGATCAAGAAAGTAAAAATCTATTTGATGACTTAATGAATAGAGCAGATGAAATAGAAAAAAAAGCTAGGACTGTTGAAATAGACGATAAATCTGAGTTTACAGATTTAATGGATGATTTATTACCTACAGTATATACTGTATTAAATAGAGCTAATGCTGAACAAAAAGAAGCGGTAAAATCAAAATTTAATAGCTTATATACAATTAGAAAGGAAGCAGAAACAGCTTACGATACTCAACTTGCATCTGCGTTTATTAAAGAAACTGGAACCCCAGAACAAAAACAATATGGTGCATTGTTAGATAATCTAACTAGTACAGATGTAGAAGATTATAAGCAGATAGCTAAAGGCAATATATTAAGTCAAACTGATATGCTCGCTTTAGATCAGAAACAACAAAAACTTATGATGCAATATGGTCCATCTGCTACTTACGAAGGTGGAAGGTTAGAAATGGACAAAGCAGTTCAACAATCTGAGCAATTAGTTAAAACTAATAAACAATTAAAAATTGCTTTAGAAGCAGGTGGATTTGAAACTAAAGGTTTGTTTTATACTAGTGAAAAATCTGGTGACACTCCTGTTAATCGTTCAAGTTTATATTATCCTGAAGACATGAAGGAAACTGCAAAAACAGCAATGTTGCCATTTTTTACTACTGATGCGTTTACAGAGGTATTGTCAGAACATATTAATAAAGAACTAGAAAACGATGGTTTTACAACAAATGAAATAGCAAAAGCAAGAGGTGGAGATGTTAGCAATCCTAGACTAAGAGAAATTGCTAATTATATAAATATTTTTGAGGGAGATGATGATGCTCCTAAAGATGCTTATATTGAAAAAGCTATAGACATTTTTGATAATGCAGCTCCCGATGAACAGTTTAATAAATTTTTTGCAAAAATGACTTATGAAAAAGATGGTTCTGAATTAGCAAGTAAGTCAACTTTCAAAAGAAATCTATATGGTCCTTTCTTTCAAACTGCATATAGAAATTTTAGAGAAAACTATTTTAATTGGAAAAAAGTTAGCGATAGTTATAAAAAACTTAATCCTCAACTAAATAACGAATCAATTTCAGCAATGAAAAGATATGATAGATACGATGATGCTTCTGATTTAGATGAGTTTTACCAAATGATGAATAGAGAATAATGAATGGCTGTTACAACAGTTAATCAACCAAAAAATGAGGGATTGTCTACATTTGATATAATTAAAGAGTTAGATAATTCAACACCTCTTTTTGAAGACAATCAACTTCCTTTTAGCTTCAATCAAAAAACTTACGATAGTCATAAGTATTTATTTGATGCGTTAAATGAGCGAGTAAAAAAACACGACTCTGATGCTACGTTAATTGATAATACTACAGAAATAGCTGAGTTACAGGACGTAGATAAAGTAAAGTATTTTGATCGTTATCGCTCAATCTTATCTGAGGCTTCAGAAGACTTAACCTTTTTTAATATACTTAGCCCACACCACAAAAAAAGAATCATTGATGCAAATGCAATGGAAATGGCAAATGTTACTAATGCTATTTATAAAAATATGCCTCCTCAACTTGAAAAAGAAGAGGTTAAAGATGTATTGGGTATGTACAATCAATATTTTAAACGAGCTTGGTTGCCAAGCGCATTAAACAACATTGATGAATATTCTAGAACACATTCAAAAGACGATCCAGGAAATAATTTAAAAAGAGTATTTAACGAAAGAATGTCTATGTTGTTAGAAGGTGTTTCAGTTGCTAGGGAGGATATGGATAGCCTTACTCCGTGGAAAGATGATCCAGAAGCAACCAAATGGTGGGCAGAACAAGCTAAGAAATACACTGATAAAAACAAAACTTTAGAAGACCCTACTGGTTTATACGCTTTAACTGATGACCAAGTAAAAGAAGATGCAGGAACAGGGTGGATAAGGGGTATGCCAACTACCAAATCTGGGTATGCTTACAATCGCATTGCTGAAGATTTAGTTGGTCAATCTGTAAACTCATTTTTACCTATTGCTACAACTTCGATAGGTACTGCTGTTGGTAGCGGAAGTGGACCTGTAGGTACTGTAGTAGGTTTTACTTCAGGTTTGTTAAGTGGTCTTGCTCCTGGCTTTTTTGTAGAAACAGGTGCTTTTTCTCAGGAAATGAAAGAGTTGTGGCGTTCTTCTAGGGAGCAAGCCAAATACGTTAAAAGTACAGGAAAGTACACAGATGAAGAATTTTTTAATAGATACAAAATAAATATTGGACAAGAAGATGGAAACGATGTATTTATTACTGCAGACAAATTAACTGACGTAAAAATAGATGACATTGTAAACAATCTTGCAAAATCATATGCTGCAACTGCTACTGCTATGGAGGGTATAAGTAGTGGATTATCTGTAATGACTGGTGGGTTAACTAAGTTAGGATTTGCAAGACTATCTGCAATGTTTGCTGGCACTAAGGTTGGTCAAAGAGCTATTGCAAATTCAATGTTTAATAAAGTGTTAAAACCATTAAAACATTTTGCGGGTATAACTAAAGAAATGGCTCAAGAAGGTTTGACAGAATATTATCAGGAAGATTTAAATATGGCAATGATTATCAAAAACAATATGCTAATAGAAAAGAAAGACTTGAATCAGCAATGTTTATGGGTGCGGTATCTGGTGGAACAATTTATACTGGTGGAACTGTTGTATCAGAAGGTTATGGTGCTTATAAAAATAGAGGAAAAATAAGAGACAACTCTTGGTTAGAAAGCGTAGATAAAACAGATAGGTATGCTAAAGAAATAGAAGCCAAGTTACTTGATAAAGACAATAAGAATAGTTTATTTATAGATGAAGTTGATTTAGCAGTTCAGATTGCTATTGGTGCAGGTGGTGGCTCTTACGAAAATCCTTTTGTTGAAAACGTAAAAAAGGTAACTGATGACAATACTCTCATTGGTGCTATGTTTCGTGTAAGAGGTAAATATCCTGCAAACACTCAAAATTCAGAAAATCTTGTAAAGTTATTACAAACTAAACAAGCAAAAAAAGTAATGGCTAAAATGGGTTTAAATGCTACTCATTTTACAGGCACTGATAATAAACCTTTAGCATTATCAAGAGAGCAAATGCTCAGTGTATTTGGCACAACTCAATTAAAAAAACTTGGTGTTGATTTAACAATTGAGAAATCTGAAACAGATAGTGATTTAGGAGATTACGATAATCCAGAAACAGATGTTCATGAATCAAGTGAAGATGCTCCAGTTAAATATGAAAATGATGAAGTTATAGATAATGAATTATCAAAAAAGATTGAAGAGTTTAATGAAATTACAAATACTATAAGTAAAGCAAGGCGTAGCAAGAAAAAAGTTGGTCAGCTAATGCTTGATAAGCATGAAAAGTTAAAACAGGAAATATTAAACCTTAGAGGCGGTAAAAACACTAGACAAAAAATTAGGGATAATCAAAAAAACCTAGACAAGGTATCTGAGGTAACAAATGAAAATGATCCTGTAAATATTATTCGATTAAAAGAAGATAGTTTAGTTGGTAAAGACAAAAATAAAACTGCTTATATAAATGATAAAAAACAAGGTGTTGCAATTGCAGGAAAAGTTGTTTCAAAGTCAGTAGAAGTAAACCCAAAAACAAAACAAAAAGAAACTGTTTATTTAGTAGAGCCTTACGCTACTCAGCCTACATCTAAGCCTAGTGGTGGAAAATTTAAAGTATTTACTTCTGAAATAGATATTGCAAATGATGGCAAAAAACGATGGAACCCTCCTAAAGACCCAGTTTTAGAAAGTATTAAAGAACTTTTTGATGATTCAGTTGAAACACAAGAAAAATCATCTAAAGAACTTTTTCAATCAATTACAAATAAAAATGAAGATGCTAGTAATTTATCAAAAATTATTTCAACAAAAGGTGCAACTACAGGTTTTAGAGACTTAGCTACATTTTTAGCAGATAAAGCTAAAGGTATTAAAACTAGGTTTGATAAAAGAATTAAGGCAAGTGCCAATTATAATCCTGAAACAAATACTATTACAATAAATCCAGATAGAATGGAAAACTTGGAAATGTTTGAAGGCACAGTATTGCACGAAACAATTCATGGAATTACAAGCAACATTATTAATGATTACAATAATGACAAATTAGACACTGATACTGAGATATATAAAAATATAAAAAAGATAGATACTTTATTTAATATTTTTAAGGAATCGTTATCAACTACAGATAAAAAAGGGTTAATAGAACTTGAAACATTTATAAGTAGGTCTAAAAAGGCAGGTTTAAAATCTTTAAATGCTAATGAATTAAAGGTAGCACAGGAATTAAGAGAAAGATTATATGGTTTTAAAAATGTAAAAGAGTTTGTAGCAGAAGTATTAGTTAATAAAGAACTGCAAAACACATTAGATCAAATTCAAATAGAGCCAAACAAAGGGTTTTTTCAATTTATAAAAGAAATGATTGCTAATTACATTGGCATTAATCCAACTGAC